TCTTTGTTCCAGCTTTTTAAAGTTTGTTGTTTAGAGTATTCAAAACCACACTTAGGACTACACACCATCTGCAACGAACGTAACGGTGTAAAATTCTCTTTGCATATCTTACACTTTTTTTGCTTCATACTCTTTGAATAATTGCATAATATCCTCCCACATCCTTTTCTCACTTCCGCTTGTACTATTTATTTTGTAAGATATGTTTTCAAAAATTAGATTATACCTGCCAAAACCGTTTTTTTTCCAAGAATACTTAATAATAATATCTTTTAAAAGCTCTTCTTTATCTATCATTTCCCTAGTGTTTTAAATTCGAGTTCTTGACCTGTTAGCGAATGGAACAAGTTTTGTAATTGGTGGACGTGATATATTGTAACTCCTAGTTGGTCTGTTTCTGGATGAGACATTAATAAACACAATTTTGAATCATCAAAACTTAAACCATCAATATCCGATATGTAACTTTCAAGCATCAAATGGTAACTATCTATAAATAAAAAAAACTGTTTAGACATTTCTTCCTCATTGTAATCTGCATCAAACCCACAATCTAAAAGTATCTCTTCGGTTAGTGGTATTGGTTTAATATTATCATTACCCTGATAAAACTCGTAATCCATTACAGACCAATCCACAATCTCATCTTCGTGACCTATAGCTTCTAAAGCTACTAAATTACCTACTCTTAATTCTTCTACTCTCATAATTCTTTGTTTAAAAATTCAATACTATTATCTATCTCCATTCTTTCTAATCGTTTCTGAACTCCGTCCTTCTGCTGGTAAATCATCTCTAATACACTTTTAAGCCGTTCTAACGTGTTTACGTTCTTTCGATATAAATATGTATCAACGTCTCCGATATAAACCCTTAGAGAGCGTTTATTAACTCCAATACTTCCAATGGGTGAACCGTAGCGAAGTACTTTCCAATGTACATCTGTTTCTTTTTCAAATGTTATCATAAGTTCAATTTGCGCACGTTTTTCTTGCTTTGCGCACGTTTTTCTTGTAAATATATATAAATAATTAGAAATCCTCGCCTAATACGCTGATTTTATTTGAAACTGGTTTTTCAAGTGGTGCTGCTTCTATCCTTTGACCGTTTACAAATTCATAGTATTGACCTGTCTTAACATCGTACTTTAAAGATATTACACCACGAATACCAACAATCTTTGGTTTTGCTTTTGCTACTATAATTGTACTAGAGTTACTATCGAAATCCCTGTCAACTATGATTATACTTTTGCCGTTGTTAGACCACTCACTGCCACCCTTTAAGCTGTGCATATCAGGAGATATAGTGTTGCCATCTTTATCTTTACGTGCCTTAGTCGGGTGTATTACCGTATGAAAGTGCATCTTTGAACGTTCCGCAAGTTCATTCCTAAAACTTAAAGTATCTTCTAACCATTTATCCTCTCGTGCGAATCCTTGTGTGTCATGCCTCATGTAATTCCATGAATCAATAACCGCTGAAAATATACCTAACTCTTTTTTATTATCCACTGCGAACTGCCAAAACTCTTTTGGGGTTAATGCTTTAGAATTAGTTTCTTTTTTAGGGTCTAGTATCTTGAAAAACTCTAAAACTATCGGTAAGTAATGATTTACTTCATCTTCTGAGACTCTATTTTCTATTAAAACTCTGTTACCTTCTCCATCATAATAGAACTCATCAAACTGTTTACCGCTTAACTTATGAATCAAATGACCTACAACCTCTTCAACCGTACCAGCATCAGGCATGTGAATTAGTTGTTTATGTCTATAATACCTAGAACAGTTTTTAAGTAAATCTAAAAGTAATTCTGTTTTTCCGCTTCCAGCATATCCAGTCCAATCAGTACAACTACCCTCTACAATGCTATAGTGCTTCGCTAATGACTTATATCCTACATAATGGGTATTGCCTCCACCATCTGAATAATAGTTCATTAAACGTTCTCTAATCTCTTCTTCTTTGATTATGTCCATTACTGCTGTGATTTAATTTTAGCTATTTTAACCCTATCCGCTTCCAACTCTTCCTCTACTGTAAGGCTTTTTTGTTTATGGTCTACTATTGGAAAATCACGTTTCAACCAATTACGAGACGTAAGATATAAACTTGTATATGTTTTATTCTTAGCATAGTTCTGAATCCTATCTAAAATATCGTTTATTTGGTTTATGTTCCAATGCTCTTTTAAAGATTCTACTTCATTGCTTGAAATTGACAAGTGAGCAAACCGTCTATAAACAACATTCTTTTCATTATTATCATTATTATCATTCTTGTTAGTGGTTGCTTTCTGGTTGTTTTGTGGTTGTTTTGTGGTTGTTTTACTGGTTGCTACTTGATAATCTTTGTACTTAACTATCTGAACAACAGTACCTTTCCTACTTTTTTTAGTGGTTATTTCTCTGGTTGTTTCTAGGTTGGAAATTGCACGCCTAATTTGTTGCACACTTAACCCTGTTTCTTTAGATAATAATTCACGACCAGTAAGCAAAGAACCTACTTTTATAGTTTCCCCTCTATACTTTACTTCCTTATGATTAGCTTTTAAAATCAAATGTAAGAACACTATCTTAGTATTTACATCATCATACCACTCCCAATCTAATAACCCCCTATGGAGCTTTATCCATCCTTGATTCATATCTACGCTTTTATAGTGTTTATATGAGTTCTAAGTGTCTTAGCTAGCTTTATAGCTGTAGAAACATCTAAAGATATGATATTTGGATATTGGTCATGTCCATCATCAATAGAAATTGTAATTTCGTTTTCAACATTTACAAAACATTCTAGTTCTGTGTTTTCTGTGAATTTAGATTCTTCTGAACCTCTAAATATTAGCTTAATATTAGCCATAATAATAACGGTTTTTAGTTACCGATAAACTATTAGTAAATAAAAAGAGCCGTTAAAATTGGTGCGTCGGACAACCAAAATTAACAGCTCTAAAATAAATTTCTATTGAAGTTTCCGACGCTTCGTTAGTACAAATATAATCAATTTATACTTAAATAACTACTAATCTTCTATTTTGTTGTGCTAAAATTTGAAACATTAGCGTTGAATGTGTAACACCTGTTGACTCTTCGCCTATTGGGAATAGTTCTCTGACCTGTTTAGTGTATTCTAAGAACAATCTATCGTCTTTGTATTTTTCGTACTCTCTAAGGCCGTGTATAACCGTAGCATGGTCACGCCCGAACTCCTGACCAATCCAAGCCAGTGAATTATGAGAGTTTTCTTCTTTTAAGTATTTGTAAATATAAAACCTTTGATAGACTAATTCTCTCTTTCGTGATTTAGTATCTAGGTTTTCTTCTTGTATGTATCTTCTTAGTCTTTCCATAATGTTAACTGTTCTAATCTTTCTTCTTTAAACTCTCTTAGGCTCTCTACTCTCTCGTTAAACGTTGCGCCTTTATTTGCGTCTACCGTCTTTGTTTTTACGTAAACATTCTCTAACTCTGACAATTCACTTTTAAACGTGAAAGCCTTTTCTATTTTATCTCTTAGTTTCATATCTAGTACTTCTGTGATTCGTAATCAACTGTTATTAATCCGTTATCTCTCTGTGGTTCTTCTGGAAACTTATGACTTACAAAGAAGCATAAAGTTAATATTGTTATGGCTATGATTGAAAGCCAAACTTTATCTGATTGTTTCATAATTACTGTTTAAATAATTTCACTAATTCAATCATAAATTCACCTGTAAACTCTCCAATCTCAGAATTGCTATATCCTCCAACCTCTCTAATTGATGATTTTACTTGTTCAACGTAACATGATGGTGAGCATACATGAAAAGTCTCTACCGAGTCACAACTATCATTACCCCAGCCATTATGTGAATGTGTTAGTTCATGCCACGTATCAGGAAGCGAAACCTTATCAGTTTTAACTCCGCAAATATCGCACTCATAACCAACACTTACAAAAATGTTTTTGACTATTTCTTTTTTTATCTCTCTAAGTTTCATAACTATCTGTTTCTTTTATCTGCGATTAACTCACATTCGTTTATAATATCTTTCTTAAACTCTTCGCTTAATCCTGTCTTATCGATTTCAACACCCTCAACGCTTATGTCGTAAGCCTCCCATTCATCGTGGTAAACCTCTCTCATTTCAAAGTCAACGTTAAACTCTTCATCGTCTGCTGCGATTACTACGTTTTCCTTTTCGAAGTTGTGCGCTTCGATTCCTGTTGTTGTATTTACTTCGTGGCTCTTAACTAC